AACTGGAGAGATGATTTAACTAAAGGTTTTGCTGAATGCTTTAGAGTATTAAAGACTAACGGCACTTTGGTATTTAAGTGGAATGAAGTATCTATTCCATTAAAAGAAGTATTAGGACTTACCCCCCCCCAATACAAACCAGTTCTTGGACATCCTTCCGGTAAAAGGATGGGCACTCATTGGGTGTTGTTCTTAAAATAATCTTGCTAGGTTTCTAACCCTTTCCTAGCAAAACAAAATACCCTTCACCATTTGGTGGAGGGTATTTTGCTAGCACTCTACAAGCGGAATTGCTTGCCGAGGATTCAATTATATCTTACGGATCCATACTTGTAAACCACTTTCAAGCAGCTCATACTCTCCAGCGTGGCGTTCTAAGAATAGGTCAATGCCTAGCTTAGGAGACTTGGAAGGGGGAAGGTGTGCACCCCACTGGTAATCATCAAAGGCTAGTATGCCACCAGGTTTAACCCAGGGCCAAGCGTGCTCAGCATCTAGTAGTACACCAACTGTTGTGTGGTCTGCATCTATGTAAGTGAAATCAAATGGGCCTTCAATGCGGTGCCTTTGCTTAATAAAGAAGTCATCAGTAGTGATGCGATAGTGGCAGACTGAATCACACTTGGCAATCTTGCGAATATAAACCTCAAAGACTTCATTGAAATCAAGAGACTCGTGTGCGTCCTCATCGCTGCCTTCCCACGTGTCAATGTCAATGAGTAAACTATCTGGATGAGTAAGCACGTGGAAATCTAGCCAACGCGTAGCATCTCCAGTATAAACTCCAAGCTGGAGAAAGCGCAGATTCTGTTGACCGGCTAACGGAATTAAGAACCGTTCGAAGTTAGGCTTAGCGTATGCACTAAACCAATCTGGAAACTCAGTCATCTTTGCCCCAGCCCACTCCCTTGAAGGTGATGGTGGGCGCAGACCACACTCTATCCATACTCTCGTGGCAATCAAAGCACATAGGAGTAGAGGCCTCCTCGTGGATGCTACGCTCAACAGATATGGTTGCGCTGCACTTGGTGCACTTGTACTCATATATCATCAGGCACCTCAATCACGTTTCTTAAATCTTTAGCTAAGTATCTGCCATCATCTACCGCAATGGCTTCACACTTACACCTAGTAAATCCAGAAGCAGAGTTAATAATCTCTTTGCATAAAGCGCATTGTGCTAACGTCATAACTGCACTGCCTCCTCAATAGCTAAATATCCTACTAACTTACTGACCTTATGAGAACGTGAGAACTCAGTAGTTGCTGGCATCCAGTGGCTAAGCCACTCAGGTTCTGGTACATCCATTAGGTCAAAAGAAAAGACACCTATTGGTGTCGAGTTGATATAGAACGGGATAAGATCTCGCTCTGCTGCCTGCGTTATGAGCTTGCGATACTTCATCTCTTCTATCAGTAACGTGGGATAGTGAGTGTGTCTGCACTTGAGTTCGATGTAGTGTCCAGCTTGGATAGAGATACAGTCGAAGGCATCATAGATACCAACAGACTTCTCTAAGTCTGGGTACAAGTCAGCTTTAAGGTAATCAAATAACTCTTGTTCTTTCATTGGAAGGGTGACGTTCCCCCCAGGTTATCAATCAACTTACGCAGGGAGTGAGCACACCTGCGATCTGCAGTTGATGTAGCACATTCTAGTAATTGTGCTATCTGTTGCAGAGTAAAGCTATCGTGGTGACGCAGACGCAGTAGCGTCTGGTCTTCTACTTCTAATCTTAAGTATGCCTTCTTCATATCAATCAGCATTGCTAGCAAGTTGCCACCTTCTGCTGGGCTGGACTTACCCTTAGGCTGTCCGTCTTGAATCATCTGTTGTGCCTGCTCTAATACTGTACCGTCTAGTACTGATGCAATAACAAAAGGAAGCAACTGACCAACAGTTGCGCTCTCATAGTAGGCTTCATCACCAATCTGGTAGCCAGACTTGGACGCCTTCTCTTTGCGTGCATAGCGCTCTGCTACACGTCTCATCTGCCACGCTATGCGTTGCTCATTGTGCTTGCGCTTATCGGTATCTGGCTCTGATAGTTCTAGTGCAAGGTGGACTTCACGAGTCAGCGCCCAGGCTAATATCTCTTGCTTAATATCATCACGCTCTACGTAGGCTTTGTACCTGCGGTAGATAGTACCGGCCACTGAGTGTGCCAGTTCATAGATAGTTTGGTCTAGTTCAGTCATTAGCAACTCTTTGTTGAGCAATAGCGTGATATTCAGCATCCATTTCGATACCTATAAAGTTGCGATTCAATTCTTTACAAGATAAAGCAGTTGTTCCTGAACCCATAAACGGATCTACTATTGTGTAATCAGGTGGCAAGATACCTACTATTCTTCTCATAACTTCTAAAGGCATTTGACAAGGGTGACTTGTCTTTTCTTTAGATACATTTTTAACCTGGTTTATTTCCCACCAATCATATAATCTTGCCGTTTTTCCATCAGCAATTCTTTTCATAATTCTTTTGTCTGTAGGATTTTTATATGGCTGACCATATTGTTTGAAATCTGGTTTAATACCAAAGAACCCTATGTCTCTATGTTGTTTTGCTGTATTAGAATTATATACCCAGCTAACAACTTTCTCAGGAAACTCACCAACTTGAAATGCTATCTTGTATATTTCTTCTGGATAATGAATAACAACAAAAGGAGAATACTGGAATATAGATGCAAGCATTTCATAGTATTCTTCTGAATCCATATTGTCTTTATAGGTACTGTAATGATAACCAACATTAAAAGGTGGGTCAGTTACAATGACAAACTTAGGTTCTTTTGTTTTTATTTTAGGCAATTCCTCTAAAGCATTACCTAGTATCAATTCCATTTTAATCACAGTCAGGTAGCCCCGCATCTATGATGTAGGACAGGTTAAGTAGTTTGATAGCAAGGAAATCTATATAGTTGCTGGCATCAGCCAGCTCTTCAATCAATTCTTTAATGGTATCTGCAGGTGTGAAGGCTTCAAACTTCTGCCCTTGTGCTATTGCATACTGGCTATGGCCTACACCTTTAACTCTGCTTGCACGAAGGGAAGCAAAGGATTCAATGAAGGATACTAGGTCAGGTGTGGATACACCTTTAGCTCTGTAGTTAGCAACTGCTGGATGATCTACTAGCGGATTGGTATTGGTCTTATGACCAAAGTTTCTGTGGTCTTGTCTAGGCTCAGGACTTGAAAGCCCATATGCTGCAAAGTCTGTATCATTGTGATCCACTCCACCTCGCTCATACATTAGACTCTCCAATCAATAACGCCTTAGTAGCGTCAGCACCGTGTGCTAGGTAGTAGTCATTGATGTCCATACCTGCAGGTAGTGTAACAATAGTTGAGTTCATCACCTCGTTCGCCACGCGCTTAGCAAACTCTGCTCCTGGGTTAGACCCATCTTCTTTAATATCGTTATCGCCTACTACATAGACAGTTTCGTAGCCACCAAAGAGCTTAGGAAAGTGTGGCTTCCAAGCTGCAACTCCTGGTACTCCCACTGCTGGGATACCAAGGACACCACTAGTAATGACTGTATCTAATTCACCTTCACAGATGAGAATGTAAGGCGACATAATAGTTATATCGCATACGTTATACAGGTGTGCCTTCTGCCCAGCAGGGCTACCATACTTAGGCTTGCCATCATCTACTCTGCGGAACTTGAACCCCACGCAAGAACCAGAAGCAGTAATGTAAGGAATAGAAATCCAACCTTCGTACATCTCGTGGCCGTTAATCGGTTCCGTGATACTACCGATTTGATAGAGCGCAGCCACTGCATCAGAGATCCCACGTTCTTCTAGCACGCTTAACGCTTCCGGACTTATTGCCTGAGCGTATCGTTGCGCCGCTTCCAGTAGCAATTTCGACTGCACGTTTGAGGCCATCCTTGAACTCCAAGTTCTCTAGTATGCAGACTAAGTTCACTGCATTGCCACCCTTACCGCAGGTGTGGCAGAAATATAAATTGTCATAGGTATTGATGACAGCTGAGCGACGCGAGTCGCTATGCAAACAACAGCGTACTGATGCACTCTTACCCTCACGTACTTCACCACCATAGTTAGCAACGATAGGTGCTATGGGGATTGTGTTTGCATCAATGGGACCTTTGAATCTTTTGCCTTTACCCACCCTTGACCAGTCTTGTGTTGGCATACGCACCCCTTCATATCGCACTTGTCGTGCCAATGTGAAGCACGCTTGAGGTGATTGGCTTGATTCTCTTCTCCTGCTTTACGACAGTTCAGGCAAATCATATTCTTCTACCGCTTTTTCTGCATCAGCTTCTACTAGTGCTTCATCTAGTACTGGTTCTGATGGGCCTGTTGATGTACTAATAATTCCCTCTGGTACTGGCATTACTTCTTCTCCTCTAACCATTGTGCTAGGTCTTGAATGACCCAGGCTTGATCTATACCTGCGTTGCGACGCTTAACTACAACATAATGCAGCGGTACTTCCCCAATACCACGAGCTTTAGCGTAGTTAAGCGCCTCAACTTCTGCTTCTCTCCAGAACTCAGGCAAGGAAAGGGTTGCCCTGTTCTTGAGTTCAAGGATATATGTTTCTCCCGCAATCACTGCG